AATGCCACATGATTGGGTTAGTCACAGCTATCACGAACTTGGCAGGTACATGGGTCAGTGCCAAGGCGGAATCAACCAAGGCCACCGCAGAGGCCAAAGCCACCGCACTGAAAACAGCGGCACAGTCCACAGCGGATTGGGAACGCATCATGGCCGAAGCATCCAAGAACTCGTGGAAAGACGAGTGGTTAACGATAGTGTTCAGCATACCTCTGATACTTGTCTTTATACCAAGCATGGTAGGACATATTCAGCAGGGATTCAACGCATTGGCAACTTTGCCGATTTGGTATCATGAGATTCTCATGGTAATTGTTTTAGCCTCATTCGGTGTTAAGGCCGGTAAAGGCGTTATGGAGATGTTAAAGAAATGATGTATGGTAAAAAGAAAACAGCACCGAAGAACAACGCCCGGCGTAAGACTCCGATTGTGGATGCCCCTACGCCAATCCTCTGTGCAGGCTGTACTACCCCTGACACCTGTACAGCACAGGGTCGTTGCCGTAAGTCTGGTCAGCGTTTGGATACAATCTGATGCCTTACAGCAAGTACAGCCCTAAGCAAAAGAAACTAGCGGCAGTAGCTCCACCACGGAAGAAGATTACTGGTGCTGATCTGAAGAAGGTGAAGAAGCGTGGCAGTCAAAAGACAAGCAAAAAGTAAAGTCAATGAAGCTGGGAACTATACCAAACCTACAATGCGAAAGAACTTATTTAATAAGATCAAAGCAGGAGGCAAGGGAGGTAAACCCGGACAGTGGAGTGCAAGAAAGGCTCAAATGCTTGCCAAAGAGTACAAAGCTAAAGGTGGAGGCTATAAGTCATAATGAAAAAGCCACAACTGTCACTGAAAAAGTGGACAAAACAGAAATGGCGTACCAAGAGTGGCAAGCCATCTACACAAGGCTCCAAAGCTACCGGGGAGCGTTATCTACCGGAGAAAGCTATCAAGGCGCTTTCCGCAAAAGAATATGCGGCTACGACAAGAGCTAAACGAAAAGCAACTAAAGCAGGGAAGCAAGTTGCTAAACAGCCTAAGAAGGTTGCACAGAAGACTGCAAAGTATCGTAAGTAATTTGACATTTAACATATTTTCTGGTATAATACAATGGCTACAAAAAGATCAGTTGGTGCGTTACTAACAACCTCTTTAACAGATATCTACGAAGTACCGGCTAACAAACGTGCTGAATGGGTTTTAGTGTATATCACCAATACGTCAGGATCGAACGAAACCTTTAACCTCACGTATTACAAGGCATCTACTACCACAGCGTTAGCTATATTAGATGGTAAAACGCTGTCATCGAAAGATGTATTTCAGATCGGCGGTAACTACAACGAGTTTATTATGATGGAAGCCGGTGATAAAATTCAAGCGTCTTCAACACACTCTGCTACAATCCTAATCTCTGTCATTGAACACAACGCTACAGCGGTCAGAGGTGAATAATGGCAACGAAGAAAGATCCCAGATTAGCTCGTGCAGGTGTTTCAGGTTATAACCAGCCCAAAAGAACCCCTAGTCATCCAAAGAAGTCTCATGTTGTAGTTGCTAAAGTAGGCGATCAAGTAAAGACTATTCGGTTTGGTCAACAAGGTGTTAAAGGGGCTGGTAAAAACCCGGCATCCGCTAAAGACAAAGCACGTAAGAAGTCGTATTATGCACGACATAATGCTCAAGATTCATCCCCATCGAAGCTTTCAGCTCGATATTGGTCACATAAGGTGAAATGGTAGTGACATACTTAGAACTGGTAAATTCCGTACTAATCAGACTACGTGAGCGTGAAGTTTCTGCCGTTACAGAAAACAGTTACTCTAAGTTAGTCGGTCAGTTTGTTAACGATTCAAAGCGTCAAGTTGAAGATGCGTGGAACTGGAATGCGTTACGAAAAACATTAACAGCCAATACACAGGCCGGTGTTTTTAACTATGAACTCAACACTGCAGGTAGCCGCTTTCGTGTTTTAGATGTTGTGAATGACACTTCAAATTGGTTTATGGAACAGCGTTCATCAACTTGGTTTAACGATGCGTTTCTTAACAACCCCACTGTGCAGGAAGCACCACGCTACTACAGCTTTAACGGAGTTTCTGCTGACGGGGATACACAGGTTGATATATTCCCTATCCCCGGTGCAGAATACACAATTCGGTTCAACATTGTTGACCCCCAAGACAGCTTAACAAATAACTCTGATACGCTTCTATGCCCTTCAGAGCCTGTTATTTTAGGCGCTTATGCCCGTGCTGTTGCTGAACGTGGTGAAGACGGTGGTATCGCTTCACAGGAAGCCACAGGGTTGTATACACAGTCTTTATCAGACCATATTGCAATTGAAGCGAACCATTTCGCTGATGAGCTTGTTTGGAGAGAGTTTTAATGGCGGGGTCACTGCAGGCTGTTACTCTCGCCGCACCGGGCTTTTATGGTCTAAACACCCAAGAGTCTGGTATTACCATTTCCAATGGATTTGCGCTAGAGGCAACAAACTGTATTATTGACAAGTTCGGACGTATCGGTAGCCGAAAAGGATGGACAAAGTTAAATGGTACAGCCTTTACTGGACAAGTACGCTCCATTGCTGAATACACTAAATCAGATGGTACGTTAGAAGTTCTATATGCCGCTAACAATGCATTATGGCGCTTAGAAGAGAATGGAACGTCTACAGAGCTTACAGACGCAGACGCCACAGACATCACCATCACTGATGATGATTGGCAGATTATCTGCTTCAACAACTATGCAGTATTTGTACAGCAAGGTCATCAAATGGTGTACTACGATGGTAGTGCAGACACATACAATGAATATAGCTCTGCACCCGGTTCTACAACCCCTAGCTGTGGTGCGGCTTGCTTTAATCGTGTTTGGGTTGCTGATGACTACACTCTTTATTGGTCTAAGATTTTAGAACCTCAGTCTTTCTCAGGGACTGGTACAGGCTACTTAAATGTACGTGAGATCTTCGGTGAAGACGACACTATCACAGCCGTCACAGCCTATAACAATCGCCTAGTAATCTTTGGGCGTAGAAACATTGCATTCTTTGCAGGAGCTGAAGACCCAACAGGTACAGCTTTTCAGATGGTAGATCATATTAAAGGCGTTGGCTGTATCGCTAGGGACTCTGTACAGAATGTAGGAAGTGATGTTGTATTCCTCTCTGCAGACGGTGTACGCACGATTGGACGTACTATCCAAGAAGTTTCTTCACCAATCGGTGATGTATCACGGAATGTCCGGGATGAAATTGTACAGTACATTGCCAGTGAATCAGAATATCGAATCAAAGGTGTTTTCTCCCAGACAAATGCGTTCTATCTACTTACTTTACCAGCCACTGGGTACACGTATTGCTTCGACATGAGAGCCTCTTTACAAGACGGTAGTAGACGGGTAACACTCTGGACTGAGATTACACCATCAGCGTATGCAGTACGAAAGAATGGGAATTTATTAGTTGGTCAAAATGGCTATGTAGGGCGATATAACGGCTATACAGACAATGGTACAACCTACCGTATGTCTTACTTCACCAACTACTTCGACTTCGGTAACTCAGCTCTTGAAAGTATCCTTAAAAAAATACGATTAGCTGTTATCGGAGCCACAAATCAAGATGCCTCATTGAAATGGGCGTTTGATTACAATATCGATTATAGTTCTACATCGTTTGTACTGTCTGAAGGTATTACATCTGAATACAACGTAGATGAGTATTTCTCAGATGACGATACAGACAACGAAGCGGAATATTCATCTGGTATTATTCTTGATAATATTTCATTAAATATCGGTGGTAAAGGCGCTGTGGTACAAATTGGTATTGAAGCAGATATTCAAGGCGGTGCATTGTCACTGCAGAAGATGGACATTTTCGCAAAGAATGGAAAACTGGTGAGTTAAATGAGCGATTATACTAAAGCAACCAACTTTGCATCTAAAGACAATTTACCAGTTGGTGATGCAAACAAGAAGGTTAAAGGGGTTGAGATTGATAATGAGTTCAATGCAATCTCCAATGCAATTTCAACAAAGGCTAATTTACAGTCTCCAGAGTTTACTGGAGCGCCTACAGCGCCGACTGCTGTGGCAGGAACTAGCACTACGCAGTTAGCGACAACAGCCTTTGTTACAACTAACTCAGTACCTTCAGGGGCTATTTTACTGTGGTCAGGAAGCACAGCATCAATTCCAACAGGGTTTGTTCTGTGTGATGGTACAAACAGCACACCAGACCTTCGTAATCGCTTTGTAGTTGGAGCAGGTGATACGTATGCAGTAGACGCTACAGGCGGTAGTGCAGATGCTGTTGTAGTATCTCACACGCACACTGTTACTGATCCGGGACACAACCACTCTGTACCAAACTCTGGTAGTCAGAATAACTCGTTTGACTCTGGTACTACTGTTGGTAATGATGTCACCGGTACATCAGGGACGGCCACCACAGGGATTAGTATTGCATCCGCTGGTGAATCTGGTACAAACAAAAACTTGCCTCCGTATTATGCGTTGGCATACATCATGAAGACTTAATAGGAAGTTACTATGTGGGGAGCAATTGTTGGGGGAGCTATATCAGCATACGGTGCTTATAAAAGCTCTAAAGCACAACAGGCAGGGGTACAAGCTCAGATAGCGGCAGAGCGTGAAGCTCGTGCGGCGGCTGAAGAGGCGGCTAAGTTTCGTGCGGTAGGCTTTACCAGCCCTTATGGTGCGATGCGTACAGAAGTCGATGCGGAAGGTCGTCTAACTGATGTTGGGTTTGACCTAGATCCTCGATTCCAGCAACGGGCTGACATCTATGCAGGTATGGGTGAGCAGATGCTAGGTGGCATTGATGTTGACCCTATGGCGGCGGCGCAGGCTCGTACAGCACGGTTGGAAGCATTAGCACAGCCCGGTAGAGAGCTTGCACAGGAACGGATGTTCAGCAACCTAGCCTCTAAAGGCTTAACAGGGCTTGGGGTTGACATAGGCTACGGTGGTGCGGCTAACCCTTATGCTATGGCACTAGCACAGTCTGAAGAGGCTCAAAGAGCAAGAACAGCCTCTGACAGCTATGATCTAGCACGGAGAGACATTACAGCAGACATCGCCCTCGCAGATACACTGTTCGGACAAGAGCGTGGTATCTACGACATTGGTCGAGCTGAAATGGATTACGGCATTAATCTCGCTGATACAGAACGTATGCGTAGGCTTGAAGCGGCAGGTAGATCTGCGACAGCGGCTCGTAACATTGCAGGTTACCAAGCCCAGGCAGGTAACATCGCCGCAGGCCGTACAGAGGCGCTACTTAGCTCTCTAGGTCAGCTTGGCGGTAGAGCCTATGATGCAGGGTTGTTTAGTGGTGGTTCAGGTGCTGTACAGCCTTACTATGCTAGTGGTGGTCGAGTAGGTTCCGTCACAGCCGGGGCTAACCCTCTTGAATACATGCCGTAGGAGATATCATGGCAGACTCACAAATTTTAGGACTATTCGCAAGCCCACGTAGCGTTGAAGACGCTGTTCGGAATCAGATTCGCCAAACTGCCCCACAGTTTGAGAATGCCCCTAATCAGCGGCTGTTCAATGCGATTGCAGAGGCTGGTGCGGGTTTTGATCCACGTGTACAGCAGGCGAGAGATCAGCAGGAAGTTGCAAAAAATGTACCCGGTGAATTTGGTTCATCTCAGTATTACTACGATCTTGCTGAACAGTTTCGCCAACGTGGAATGTTACAATCTGCGGTTGTAGCGGCTGATAAAGCTAAACAGATCGATAAAGACTTGATGGATAAAGCGACTGCAAAGTATGGTGCAATTAGCTTTGTTCAGTACGGTAGCCAAGCGACTAACATTCGCAGACTGATTATGCAAATCGAACGTGCTAAAGAGCCGGGTGTCAAAATAGCTCTTCAGAAAGAGTTAGAGGAAGCTTTCAAGAAAGGTGCGGAAGAAGTTGCTAATCGTGAAGCACAAGAGGCTGGTAAAAAGAAAGCCGCTGAGTTAGACGAAGAGCGCCGTGATAAATCATTAAACGATGTTAAAGAACAGTTCGAAAAAGCAAACACGAATGATGAAACAATCTTTACCTTAAAGAATGGCATTTTAAACAATCTGCAAAACATTAACACTGGCTTCGGTTCTAGTGTCATTACAGGCTTCCAGCAGTTTGCACGTGCGTTAGGAATCACAGAAGCTGACTCTCGTTGGAGTGTACTGTCTGCGAATACACAGGCGGCACAGTCTATCATCGGGCAGTTAATGCTCAAGCAAATTAAGACTCTTGGTACAAACCCATCAAACGCTGACCGTGAGTTCTTGATGAAGACTTTACCAGATATGTCAAATGACCCCGAAGCGATTCGTAAGATTGCGGCATTCTTAGAAGCTAAAGCAATATTCTTGCGTGAAGATGCACGGGCTAAGTTGAAGCATCTTCGAAGCGGTAACAACGACCTAGTCGATTATGAGACTCCTCAAGAAGTCTTTGACAAGCTAGAAAAGTTCTATCGTGATGCAGGCGTTACAGCTTCACGGGATGAGATTCCTGATGAAGAATTAGAGGATATGCCAAACACTTATGGGACACCTGAGCCAGCCGCTATCCAACCCTCTACAGAAATCGAATCTCAGCAAGGGGTTGATGGTGAAGCTACAGTGACTCCTGTTGAGCCTGCTCCGGAAGTAGCGGCACAGCCTGAGTCAATCGTTCCCCCTGTCACGGAAAGAACACCAGAGCAGACCGAAGTAGCCCCAGCTCAACAAACAGTGGTAATTCCACAAGGATTAAGAGAGCCTGCAGAAACTTCTGAAGGGATTGCGACACAGCAAGCTGAACTCAGACAACTATTAGAAAGTGATTCAGATTTTACTGCCGCTGAGAGAGCCGCTATTGCGGGACAAATTAGTCGATTAGGTCAGGCTAAAACACAACTACAACAGCAAGAAACTCAGATATTTAATACCGCCCTTGATGCGATTGTAACATCAGCATTTCCGACATCATTTGGTGCTGAGCAACGTCTTGCAAACATGACTCGTAAGCAAAAACTTGAGTATGCGTATCGTTTTATGACATTGAAAATGAATAGTGGACGAGAAATGAGTCAGGTAGAACTGAAGATGTACCGGCAAATCATTGCTGAATTAGAGGCACAACTGTAATGGCAATTACACAGGCAGAACTTCAAGAGTTACTAGGAACCTACACTACTCCAAGGGATCAACGTAACAAGCGTAAGCAGGATGTTGAACAAGCCGCTGTACGGTCTGCTCCAGTCGAAGATGTCTTTGCATCTGCGGCAAAGAGCATTATCGGCGATGACGGTGTAAACTTCCTATCTAGCAACTTCGGTAAAGGTGGTCGTTTTGATATCACTCAAACTATTGCTGGTAAAGGGCTGTTAAGCGGTGTTGCCGGTATCGGTAGTCTTGGTGTGGAGCTACCACGTTTGGCTGAAATGGGCTACGAGTACGCTACAGGCGAACAAGTAGACTTGCCTGAGATTGGTTATTCATACGATGAATTGGCAACACGATTAGATGCTAAACTGCCTGAAGACGCAACAGAGGCAGACAAGCTCCTGTACTACGGTATGGAAGCACTTCCTATGTTGGGCGGTGGTGGCCTACTACGCTCCGGTGCTAGGACGGCTCAGGGAGCTTTAGCAGGCCGTCTAGGCGAAGAAAATGCTTTGCTTGGTATGGCTGTTGGGGTAGCACCAGAAGTTCCTAAAGTTCCAAGTATACCCGGAGCTGGTCGAGGAGCTGGTGCAAGCACTCGTGTAGACGCTATTGACTCTGATGCTCGCAGGCTTGGTGAGCAAATGGCGAATGAGTTTGGTATTCAAGAGACTCGTGGGCAGATGCTCTACCGGGCGGCAGTAAACGAAACAAACCCAGAGCTTCGTATTAAGAAGATGGCTGAAGCAGAGCGTGTACTCGCCTTAGAAGAAGCCGGAAGACAATATGATCCTACACTGGATGTGAAGGGTGTTCGTACCAACACAGCGTTATGGAAAGAAAATGACGTTAAGCAAGCACAGCAGATCGAAGAAGCGATGCGTAGAATTGCCGGTGTTGAGAAAGGCGCTAAAAACCCTGCTGAAGTCAAAGATAAAATCGTTAACGCTTACAAGAATTGGTCTAAAGGGCGTATGGAAGCATTCCGTAAAGCCAACACCGAAGACTTTGGACAGCTTGATCGTGGTATTAAGTTTGACCTTGAAAACGTAGTTGATGAAATCGACGCGCTGATTGGCGAGTTTGACTTAACACAGAGATTACAGGATTCACCACGTAATACACTGTTAAAGATTCGTAACAAAATCTTAACAGAGAAAGGACAGGTGCGAGAGTTATCTGCACCAGAGCTTCAGTCTATCTTACAAGACCTTGGTACAATCGCTTGGAAAGGTAGTATTCAAGGCTTAGATGATTTGAATCCCGGTGTTGCTAAAACAGTAGCCCGTAAGATGATTAATATTTTCGGTAACTCATTAGACAACATCGCTAAAAGCTCTGATTCGTTATCAGCAGAACAGGCCCAGTTGCTCAAACAAGCACGACAAAACTTTAAAGCGAGAGTAACAGCCCTACAGGACGAATCCTCCGGTACGCTGTTGCAGTTCTTTACGTTAGAGCCTGAATATGCTACACCAAGCGAGCTTCTGAACAAGTTTGATGCTGTTAAAGACGATCCCCGACAGGTTCGTATTATGAGTAGCATCTTACAGTCTGAAAATCCCGGACTGTGGGAAGAAGTCAAAACAACACTGTTCAATCGTGAGATGGACAAGCTTCGTGATCGTAGCGGTAACTTAGATCTAGTAAAGCTCCGTCAGGCGGCTTCGAAACTAAGCACCAATGAGCTACTGTTCGGTGACCAACAAGCCGCCCAAGGTCTGAAGCAATTTGATAAATTTCTTGATAGTTTGGAAGGTATCTTCCAGCGTATCGATCCAGTCGATGTAGCTGAAATGACCTCCGGGAATCTGTACAGAAAGGCAAAGCTAGGTAGTGAGATTGCAGGTAGCTTAGGAGGGCCGAAAGGACGCTATGTCTCTGAAGCGGCAACTAAGCTAATGCTCATGATTAAGGGCGGTCGTATTCCACCAGAGGCGGCGGCGTATGTTGCTATGAATCCTAAAGCTCAGAGCGTCCTAACAAAGGCGCTTAAAGGCAAGGCTAACGCACTAACGCCTAAAGAGATGAAGATGCTACAGACTATGGTTGGTTTAGGGCGTTTACAAGTCTCTGTAACCCTACCATCCATCTACTTCGCTAGGGATGAAGAGCAAACTACACAGAAAGGAATAGAGTTCGTTCAGGGAATGTTTAGTGACGCTATCCAAGCTGTGACAGAATAAAAAAAGCCCCTGTGAAGGGGCTAAACACTCACTGGAGAGATTCTATTCATACATCTCAAAGACATCCCCGATCATAATCTTAACAAAGGGGATGTTAATGACGAAGCCATCAAAGAAGAATACATCTGCTTGCTCAATAGTTTCATCTTGTTTCCAACCCAACACAGGCTGACTCTGCACTGTCTCTACTGACAGGCCAAATACATTATGGAATTTTGCCGCTACCATCCCCAATCATCCCCTTTTAATCCATGTGCGTTATAGTCTGTTACCCGTTTCTCAAAGAAATTAGAAATCGAGGAACCACCCAAAAGCTCTTCCATCCACGGTAAAGGGTTCTCCTTAACCTTCCAGTTCGTCTTGAGGCCAAGTTGGAGTAGTCTGCGGTCTGCGAGGTAGCGAATGTACTGTTTGACATCTGTCGCTGACAGACCTTCCAAGTCACCCATCTCATACGCAAGATCAATAACTTTGTCTTCAAGTTTGACTGCAGTACGAAACATTTCGTATATATCTTTCTTAAAATCATCATTAACAATGCGTGGATGTTCATTACAGAACTCTCTAAATAACTTAGCCATGCCTTCAGCGTGTTGGCTCTCATCTCTAACAGACCATTCTACAACCGTACACATGCCCGGCATCTTGCCGAATCGCTGATAGTTCAACAGCATCGCAAAGGCACTGAACAACGACATACCTTCATTCAACACTGAACGTGCAATTGCAAGGGCTGTACCGCTGATAGAATTTACGTCTAATCCGGACATGAACTCCAGTTTTGCAGACATTTGCTGATACTCTAAAAATGCTGTGAACTCCTCTTCAGGAAGTCCAAGAGTGTCATTGAGTAAGGCGTATGCTCGTTGATGGATGAACTCACGTGAAGCAAAGGCTGTGAGCATGGCTCTGATTTCATTGTTCTTGAACTTGGGAATGTAATACTCAAGATAGTTTGTTCCAACCGCCACGTCCGTTTGTGTAAATAACCGCAGGATTTGGGTGATATGGTTTTTCTCTGCCTCCGATAACACCCCTGATTTCCAGTGATTGACATCTGTCTGTAACTCCAGTTCATCTTCAATCCAATGAATACGCTCATGCTCTGTGGCGTATGTGACTGCCCAAGGGTAAGCAAAGGGCTTGTATGTTGTGTTACTCTCCAGTAGGGGCATCTAAGTTCTCCAGTTCTGTTTGATTCTGATATATTACATTCATCAGGTTATTGTTATGGTATTGAAGTCTTTCTATCTCGCTGTATGATTTTTGTAAGATCGTAAAACAATCATTCAGTAATCGTCTGTTAAAGGGGTCAGAGTCCTTAATGATATCCAGTCTTTTAATTAGATTGCTTATTTCTTCTTTCATGTGCTTCCTCCTCTTGCTGTGAGCCTTTAGCAATTTCAACCAAATCTTCTTTAGTCGTATGTTTAAGCTCATAGCCCTCCTCCTTGTTTATCGCCAGCTTTAGCAAATGTGTCAGTCCTACCTCAACCAACAACCGTGTAGCCTCTACATCTGTTTCAATCTCTAGGTTAGCAGACCCGTCTTCATTCTCTTCCAATCGTTTAACTTGGATCATTCCGGTTTCCATATTTTCTCCTTTGCATAGGAATACTATGCATAGATAATTACATTTTATGTAATGTACTTCCACTTTTCTTCGGATATTATGTTATCTATTTAGCGTTTTCTTAACACGTTATAGACAATATGTTATCCTTGACAACTCACACAGACTTCATCATCTTCAAAGTCCTTCAGAGCATTGCGGTCTACCTTAGTTCCAACTTTCTCTGCTGTAACACCCGCAGTCGTTCTAAGATAATATAATCCTTTAAGCCCTTCCTTCCATGCCTTGAGATGTACCTGATTGACAATAGCCTTGTCAGTACCCGCCGGGAAGAACACATTAACCGATTGTCCTTGACAAATGAACTCTTGTCTTTTGGCGGCATGCTCAACAACCCATGTCTGATCCAGTTCAAACGCTGTTTTAAATACAGCCCTCTCGTCATCGGATAGGAACTCCAAGTGCTGTACAGAGCCTTCATTCTCAAGAATGCTTTGCCACACCTTCTTTGTGTTCTGATTATACTCATCTAAGAGTTCCTCCAAGTACGTATTGCGAACAGTATGACTGCCAGCCCTAGTACGATGCACGTAGCAATTTGATATACGGGGTTCAATACTAGCAGAACACCCACATAAGATGCTAGAATTAGCGTTAGGAGCAATAGCCAACAGATGCATATTTCTAACACCATAACCCACCCCATCAGGACATTCAGAACGCTCCACAGCGAGTGAGTAGGTAGCCTCGACAGCTTGGGCTTTGATTTCTTTGAAGATGTTGTAGTTTTCACTAGCGGCCTGCCATGACTCCCAAGCTATGCCTTTGCTTTGGAGGTATCCGTGGAATCCCATTGCTCCCAAACCGATTGAACGCTCTCTGTAAGCTGAGTAGACAGCTTTTCCAAGTTCTTCTGGTGCGTTGTCGATAAAGTATTGAAGCACGTTGTCCAAGAATCGCACAAGGTCTGCAACCATGCTACTTGTTCGCCACTCATCGTACTTTTCGAGGTTGACGGAGCTGAGGCAACAGACTGCTGTGCGTTCTTCACTTGTTGCGAGATGGATTTCGTTGCAGAGGTTACTGCCATTAATTGACAATCCAAGTTTTCTTTGAGCTTCTGGTAAGCCTCGTCTGGCTGTGTCGATAAAGTTAAGGTAAGGACTGCCAGTTCTGAAGCGAGCTTCAAGTATTCGTTGCCAAAGTTTGCGAGCTTTGACTGTATCTCTGACAATTCCTGTACTTGGATCTGTAAGGTTCCATTCTGTATCATTGATTACTGCCTCCATAAAATCATCTGTGATGTTCACAGCGTTAAAAAGATTAAAACATTTGCGATTGATGTCACCACCGGTCGCTACTTTAAAAGAAACAAACTCCTCGATGTCGGGATGGCTTACGTCTAAGTAGGCGGCGTAGCTTCCCTTCCGTGTTTTACCTTGCTTGTAGGCTGTCATCTGAGCGTCAACAACCTTCATAAATGGGATAGGCCCGGGAGCTTTGTCACTGACTCCACGAACATCACCCCAATGACCTCCAACACCTCCGCCTTTAACAGACAGCCATGCTACCTCAGCATTATGCTCAATAAGGCTATCAAGATTGTCGCCCACGTAAGTAAGGAAACAACTAATAGGCAAGCCCCGATTGTTTCTGCCATGTTCAGGTGCGTTCGAAAGCACAGGTGACGCAAACATAAACCAACCTTTCGAAGCATAATCATAAATCCTTTGAGCAAGATCGAGATCACCATCGCAGTAAGCCACTGAAGCCCTTGCAAAGGCTTGCTGAGGAGACTGTTCATGATCGAGCATGTAGTAGTCATGCATGAGTTTAATTGCTTGATCACTGAGTCTAAAGTCTCTTTCATAATCAATCGTTATCCCAAGGTATTGTGTCATCGAATTGGCTCTCCAGAGTTTCGTATTGTTCTTCAATCAAATCAGCGCATCGATTTACGATGTCTTCTGAGGTTAGCTCTAACAGTTCTATTAAAGAAACCTCGTCCAACTGCTGTAACTTTTCTTTCAGTTCTTCTATCGTTAACGACATGCGGAACCATCCATTTTAATACAACTCAATCAGTTTGTCAAGATAATGTCGAGCCTTTTTAAGATCAGTCTTGCCACCTTTCTCATCACATCTCGCTACGTACTTGATAATGTTACCTTGAAGATATCCTAAGAATTTTTCTTCCGACATCCACGATTCCATTGCATCCCAAGGTTGAATGGATTTGCTTGTATAGTGATCACCTGCAACTTGATGATCTCTAGCAAAGTTACAATCAAACTCTTCAGCCATTTCATTCAAATCAATCATTTCTTTACCAGCTCCATAAAGTGTTCCAAATCTACAACAGCAAGAGGCTTCGCCCGGTCTTGTTTTAGGACGAGTAAAGGTTCATAGTCTCCGTGGCCTGTTGCTTGCTCATAGTGCTTGTAGATCGATATCTTAGCAAGGTTCTTACACTCAATACAGTATGGCATCAACTTTCGTGCCGCAGGTGACAACTGAACATCTTCACCCCCTGCACCCATCGATGTACTACGTACATCATCAGCTTCCAGTGCAGGGAAGGCAGAGAGGATAGAATCTCTAACAGTCTGTTGGAGTCTCCTACCTTTCGCTTTCGCTGACTGTGGGCTGATACCTGTACTTCGTGTAGCCTTTCTTTTGCTCTTTCTTGCGGTCTGTGAAGACCTTGGCTTTGTTGAACTTGGCATGGTGTTTATGTACAAAGTTCCTGTGGCGGTGCGAACGTGTCATCTTGATGTCTCAACATATACAATAAGTGACCGTTCTCAACAGCACGGTCATAGCCAAGCAGATCAACACAGACTTCCCACATTTGGTCTTCTGTCTTACCTGCTAATAACTTTTCCGCTTTGACTTCACCGATACCCCGTACACCAACAATGTTGTCCACACGATCCCCTGTTAGCATTTGCTTGTAGAATCTAAACAAACCCTCAGCAGGATCAATATGGTACAACGATTTCTTAGAAAAATTATAATGCCAACCGGGGACTTGATCGAGGTCTTTGTCAAGACTGACGATCACGCTAGATTCACCTAGCTCAGTCGCCCGGATAGCCAACATATCATCTGCTTCGATACCTTGTGACACTGTGGCCGACCAAGAGTCAACTAAGTATTCCCGGAGCAGGTGATAGTGTACAGGCTTTGCCGTACCTGTACGATTGCCCTTATATGGTGCAGTGACAGCAATGTCATTGCGGAAATTATCTTTACCAGTTAGGTGAAGTTCCCATGTCTGAACCTCTGTTAAGTCCACTAACAGCAAGTCTTCCAAGAAGTGAGCCATCGTAGTGATGACTACACTCTCAGATTCTTCATTGCATGCGAACCCTATACGGTAGTTCAGGATATCTGCATCAATCAGGGCATGTTGCATTATAAGATCTCGTCATCGTCCATTGCAACAGCTTCGTCAGAGGCATCGCCTTCATACGAAACCAACTCAGTGATGACAAGCTTCTTCAGCGATGGGCTACGTCCTGCCTTGTTCTTCCAGTTCCAATCATAGAACCCAACAAGCGCAACAGACTGCGAACCATTACCGATGCCAATCCCATCGATGACCTCACCATTGGAGTCATAAGCACGGATAGGATTGTTAGATTTACAAGTGATAAAATATCCCTTGCCATCTTTTTGACCCACTGCCAGCCCCATTGATTCTAAGGCAGACACAGCAGAGTCGGAGAGATTGCACAGATCGACCTGATATTTGTTGGACATCTCGTTCTTACGATCCATGTATGCCCACATAACGTCAGCCTTAATCTTTACTTTTGAAGTATCATTCATAGTCATTATCCTCTATTGGTGACTAAAGTAATATTATAACACACTGTTAATGTGTGTCAAACCAATTTTTACCGATTTTTGATTCGGCATCTACTGGGCATCGAAAGCCCAAGGTAATCCCGGCTTGTGAGGCCGCATCGCACATGATTTGTGCAACGTCTTCACCATATCTCTCCGCTGTTTCAATTTGTATTTCGTCATGGACGAACGCAACCTGTTTGACAGGGATTCGTTTCTGTTGCAATTGTTTGTGCGCTTCAACACACCATTGCTTGGCAATAATAGCACCGCACCCTTGAAGTAGGCTGTTGAGTGCGGCGTGGTCGTATCTGACCAAAATTCTTCGACCATCAAGGCCCGGTACATACCCTTTTTTCGCCACTTTCGAAACCTTTTGCATAAGCTCAGAGAGTGCAGGGGTGTTAGAATAAAAACGAAATAAGATTTCATTCCCTTCTTTCGCCCCGCCTCCAACAATACTGCCAACTTTCCTTGGGCCAGCCCCATAAAGCGTGGCGTATATAAGCGTCTTCGCTTGAGGCCTAGTGATACCTGCGGCATCTGCATTCTTCTGATGGATGTCCCCATTTAACAGTTCCTCTGTCCATTCATCATCCTGCATGTAGTGTGCAAGACATCTTAATTCGATCCCTGCAAGATCTGTGCCAACAAGTACATTACCGTCATCCACTGTAAACAGTTTACGGCACTCTGCTCCGTAGGGGCTGTTAACGCTAGGCACTTGTCCCAAATTGGGATTACGATGCGTCATACGTCCTGTAACAGCTCCATTAGTGATGATACCCCCATGTACACGATTGTCCGATTTATCGACATGTTTTAACCATGAGTCGATTAGACCGACACGTTTCTGAAGCATGAGATACTCAGCAATAAGCTGGGCTTCCGGGATATCAATTCCCTTCAACGTCCCTTCGTCCACAATTGGTTGGCCTTTCTCCGTATGCTTTGTTGGCTTCCATCCTAGAGTCATCAGACGCTCAGATATCTGCTTACGTGAAGCAAGGTTGAAAATTGTGACTTTATCCTTCAGTCTTTTACCAGTCTTTTCAGACCAACGCTCTTCTGTAATCGGCGGGAAAACTGATTGAACCTCGTCTTCAATAATTCCCATTCGATCCGACAGTTCAGCACGAAGAGTCTCAGCATTACTAACATCCAGTTTGAAACCGTTGTCTTCCTGTCGTTTACAGATAACTGCGATGTCGTGTTCCAATAGTATACTCTGCGAGGAATCACGCCATTCTTTAAAGCCTTGTAACAGGTGACGATAGAGCGTCCTAGTGAGTTTGACATCTTGAATACAGTAGTCCTGCATTTCTTGAGTAAGTCCACTATCAAAGTCCTCATAGTTAAATTCAATCTTCTGATCGCCAAGACGTTGACCCCATGCCTTCAGGCTGTGGCCGCCTTCTAGCTGTGGATTCAAAAGCCTTGAAAGTATCAACGTGTCTACCGCTTTCGATTTCGGTATCCCAATGTTCCAAACTTTCCGCAACACTGGTGCATCGAAACCAATTAAGTTGTGACCGATGATTTGATCGTATGCCTTTACCAGTGGAGCTAGCGTTGACGGATCTGTATGACATAGTATCTCCTGTGTCTCAACATCCTGCGTTACACAAAGCCAAATCGTGCTGTGGACACTGTTCGTCTCGATGTCCAGTATCAGTTGTTTGGTTGCGGTATTCATTCATTGCCTCTTTAATTACAGGGATGTACGTTTTAAACCATTCACCTTTACGATCAAAACACTTAGGGTGTTTCTCTAACAGTCTGTGAATTTCACTCTCTGCCATGTGTCTGTTATCGAAATGTTCTGAATAGCATAACACATAATCACGGAATGGTGAAGAGGTTTGATAACCATTTAATCGATCTTCTGCACTCACAGCCTTACCGACTTTATACCAATCAGTCCACGCACTGTTGCGAATGATGTAAACCTCACCCTGTGTTGACTTTGTGTCAATCTCTGTATGGCTCCATGCATCATCTAAAGTCTTAAACCGTCCAGGCTTCCATAACGGGTGTGACTTCGGTATAAATTTTCCGTTAATATAGCATCGTTCATCGTTCTTTTGCTTTTTACAATCAAAGCAATACCATTGTGGGCGATTTCGTGCATGGTGAAAATGAAACCGATCCAACGGTAATTCTTTTTTACAGCCTGAGCAGACCTGAGTATCTGTCATAATGCTTCCTCATCAATTTCTTTCATGCGTCCGGTATCTGCACTATACAGCAATGCACAGGCTTTACCAGTCGTACCGCAGAATCGGTTCTTCAACACACGGACGTAGGTTGTATTACGCTCTACCAGATCATCGGCTTGACCATTACGCTCTAAGCCAATCACCATGTCAGAGAGCTGTGCAATGGATCCAGAGCCTCTGAGCTGTGCGAGTGACGTTGCCGCACCCTCTTCATGTCCTCTAGATTCTGGACGTTTGAGGTGTGATACTACAATGAGGCTGATACCCGTTTCCTGTACCAGCATCCGTAGCTTGGTCATGATCTCATCTATCGCTTTACGCTCATCCCCGTTAGACTGAGCAGAAACAATGATACTGATATGATCAACAAACACATAATCACATCGAGCGACTTTGGCAAGGTAGCGAACACGACTGATGATATTATCAACATTACTGGAACCGAAATGATCAAAGAGATACAGACGATCTGTACCAAGGGTTTGATTAAAGGCATCGTCTTTTTCCTGTTGGGTTGCTAGAGTGTCTGGTAAATGCAAAGGCTTGTTAGCCGCTAAAGACATCAACGACAGTCCAGTCTTCCGGGTTGACTCTTCTAAGAACATCATACCGATGTTGGCTGTGGTGTTCTGAATGATATGCCAGATCACCTCACGTAAGAACTGTGACTTACCTAGACCAGATCCTGCTGTCACAGTGACTAGCTCTTCCTTACGAAGTCCATAGGTTAGCTTATTCAGTCCTCCAAATGGGTAGTCTACGTCAGACTTCTGTACCGGCCTCATCACCTCCTCATAGAGATTAGAGCCTGCTACAATCCCGTCAGGAGTCCAACGCTCTGCTTTCCGCACTGCATTGATATACTCTGCTGAACGATTGTTCTGTAAGAAGTCTGATGCATCCTTCAGTCCATTAACAGCAACAACACAGGATGCTTTGTGACTGAACAGCTCTGCACACTGTGACTGAGCTTCTAAGCCCGGTTGATCAGAGTCAAAGTGAAAGACAACATGATCAAAGCTATCTAGATACTCATAGTTCGCTTCACAGTCCTTTAGAGCTGACTGCGCTCCGTTTCTAACAGAGACACAGGCGACCTTACTCGCTGTGAGCATCTGATAGGCTGACATCGCATCAAACTCACCTTCAGTGACAATAATCGTTTTACCGCCTGAAGGGAATTTATCCTGTCCGAAGAGATCTGTACCAGCACTCCATTGACCCTCAATCTTAAACTTCTTTTCAGACTGGTTACGGATCTTAGCGGCTTGATTACGATTGTAAGGAAAGACAATATCATCGCCTCTTAAACCAACACCATAGACCTCACACGTATGATAGTTAAGTTTCCTATCACGTAAGTCAGTGTAAATTAGCCCCTGAGACGCATTGTAAGCCTCTGTATCGGACGATCTCTGTTTAGGTGATGATACCCTACCACGCATAGGTATTACCTCTGCTGTTATCCCTGAATTTTCAGGAGGGATGTTAGAGCCACAGCTAAAGCAGTGACCCCAACCGTTATCATTGATTGCGAATGCATCGGAGCTGTTACATTTAGGACAGCCGATGTGTGTGTCAACGAACGCCATTAAAGTTTCCCTAGATAGTATGTGAGTTTGTTGATTGCGTCAGTGATTGAGCCAGAGATACTGTCCAACTCGTCATCTTCAACATCACCTGTGTCGCTGATTAGTTTGTCAGCGCCTTCTAGTTCTTTAAGAGCCTGTTTGAGCAAAGGCTCCATCGCTCTTCTAACTCTGATATCAATCATACCTTAATACCTCTGTCATTTAATACGCCTTCTATCATGTCCAAGTGATATTGTTGCATATATTTGTTTGGATTGTGATAGCAACGTATCAGTGTAACATCATCCATTGCCCTAAGCAAGCGAAGATACTCACCTGCCACTTTAGTGCTTTGATGCATCACCTTGTATGGCGCTGATTGATTCATGATGGCTCCTTTAGCTCATTCAGATATTCTTGGTATCGAACTTCAACGTCAACACCGAATATCGAATAGTATATTGACTCGACTGCAAGCTTGTCAAGTTCTTTCACACGATGGATCTCTTCGATGATCTCTTCGATACAGAACTTCAACGCCTCATCGTAGTTGTCATCACATCCGGTTTGTGGATCAACTGGCATTTGGAAACGCCTCTTCTAAAGTTTCATCGTACAAAGTCGTCAACTGAGCTTGGAAGTCTTGTAGCATGTCCAACATCGTAACGTCATCTAAGTTGTAAAATTCATCACTTAGTAAAATCCAACCTTCACCAACATTATTGTTCCACATGAGTTTGATAGGCGCTTCACTACCTGTTTGAATGTTCATGACATTAGTATCCTTTTCAGTTCTGGTATTGTTAACCCTGTCCAACCACTGAGTTGCTTCAGTGTGATGTTGGGATTGCTGTCATACAGCTCGATGATTTCTTCAGCTTTCATTCTCGAAATGCTCCATATTGTCCTGAACACGTTGCAGTATCACATCAGTGTATTCTTCTAACACTGATTGTAATGCTTCTTTCAGCGCCTGTACAGACTCTTCAGTGACGTTGCACAGACAGTCATCGTTGCCATCGTAGTAGAACACACGTTTGTCCAGCTCTCTGACTAGGATGATGGTGCTGACGTTATCTAATCCGTAGACTGAGTCCATTTCAGTATTTCCTTTTCCAGTTTGTTAGAGTGAAACGATGACACGGTTGCCTTGCCCTCTACAGGTTCTAACGACTCAGCCATCGATTTAAATACATCGTACAGCAAAGGATCATCAGAGTCAAACAAATAATGCTCTGCTACAAACAAAGCCCATTTGTATGCTGACTCACCGGTCAAGCCTCCACTGATCATGTCACGCTGTACTGTTGGAAGTTTAGTCACTATATAGCCTCTTTAATAGCTCTATGTACATAACTTTAATATCTCTTTAACAGTTCTATGTATTAATAATACTTAAAGCTGTTAAAGCTAAATAGCTATTTAGCTGAATAGCTACTTAGTCTATATAGAGAGGGTATCATTGATCTTCGTAGCTGTCAACCTCATCTTCAACATCCATTAAGTCATATCTTTCAATGGCTTGGATATCATTGCTGACAGCTCTGTAACAAGTGTTACACAGATCTAAGAACTCGCCTGTAATAGAACTTTTCCGTGTTGACTCAAAATCATTGAGTTCAACATTGCATGCTTTACATCTCATGGGGTTCACCGTCCCTTTGTTTGTTAGTGAGGTGTGTACTTTAATGGACTGGTAAAGAGGTGTCAACATTTTTTTTTACTAAGGGTATCACAGTCCCAATATCATGGGCCTCGCTGTCCCTTAGATATATATGTTATACACTTTATTTTCTATATCCTGAAATTTCCAAATCTCTGAAGAGGGGAGAGCGCACCGGATTGGTGCATCTTTCGTTCGCTATCGATACAGGCTGATCGATTGAAAAATGCAATTGTAGGATCGCTGGAAGTATGGTTTCAAAAATGCTATTTTTAGCGCCTCGAAACAAACAAGGAACAAACAACATGAAAACGCAAACGCAAACAAACAAGTACATGGAAGCGGCGCTGGCTGTTCTATGCGCTGATGGGCCTCAAACAGCGTGGAAAATTAAAGACGCTTATTGGGGCCTTCGCTCAACTAATAAAGAATTAGAAAAAGCGATTACTAATACTTCCTCTAGTTTGGACGCCGCTATTGATAACGCCACAGACTTTTTAGGTAATCCGCTAAAGGATGAAAAATTATTCCAGAGCGTGTTCGCATTTATGTATATCGAACGCGCCGCACTAATTAGGGACGGTTTCATATTAGATATGGATCGTTGCTATACCGCCGCTGAACAGCGGTTTTCAGAAACCATCGCATAGGAGCGATAAATTATGATTAAGTTTCAACTATTCAGCCTAAAGGCCTCCGATGTTCAAAACGGACGCATCCGTTTCGATATGTACATATGTAACAAGCGCATTGCAGGCCTCATCGGTTTACGTGCTAAAAAGTATCGTTTCGGGTTCGATGGTGGCGATACTTTCAAACAAGCGCACCTAGGCAAAATCACTGTCGGTGTTGAAAAGCGCAAACCAGCTCGTCAACTCTGGAACTGGGTTTGAGTATTAATCAACTATTGCGGCCTCCGGGCCGCTAAGGATCTAACATGCGTTTACTTTCAATCGATGGCAACTCGAAAATTGCCAAGACTAACAAGGCCGCCAAAGGCCGCTATCTATTTGCAGGCCTTTCATTAATGCCAGCCGATGACGTATGCCCGGGCGCTAAGGCCGCTGGATGCATGGAAACTTGTTTGCAGTCTGCAGGCCGGGGAATATTTAAGAATGTACAGGCCGCTCGCAAATCTAAGGCCGACTGGTTCCGGTGCGATAAAGACGGGTTTTTGGATCAACTTCGAAAGGATCTACATGCGCTTGAGCGTAAGGGTAAACGTGAAGGCCTTCAGCCTGTAGTGCGTCTTAATGTGTTATCAGATATCGCATGGGAAGCTTATGGAATCCCCCAGGCATTCCCGGACATTCGGTTCTATGATTACACTAAACGCCAAGGCCGCATCGGTTCCAAGTTTATGCCCGATAACTACCATTTGACGTTTAGCTATTCCAATCAACCGGGATATTCCAATCAAGTGATTCGGGCATTGCATAAAGGCGCAAATATCGCTGTGGTTTTCTCGAATGGTTTACCTGCCAAGTTTCTAGGCCGCCCGGTAGTTGATGGTGATTTGCACGATATCCGCATTGACGACCCATCGGGAATCATTATCGGCCTACGTGCTAAAGGTAAAGCGAAGAAACAGCCGAATAATTTTGTCGTTCCGAATCCAGAGGTCATCGCCTCATGCTAGAACTCATTGAAATCGGCCTAGCTATCGGTCTTTTATGTTACGTAGTTTTCGAACTATAACGGCCTACTCAATTCCCTCAATTCAGCCCGGTTTATTCCGGGCTTTTTTTTTGCCTGCAGTGTATGTATCGCATCCCTCAAAAGCATTAAGCAGCATATGCCTGTAACGCATTCTAAGCGCCTACAAGCGATTCAGCCGGTAAAGTAATACCCTAGTCTATGCCAGCATGTTGCAGGCTGTTACAGGCCTTTACAATCGGTCGTAGTGCTACAGGCTTTTCAGGCTGTTTTAGACTTCAAAGGATCCTTGACAGTCTCACACACTTCGTCATCTTGACAGCCTGCACCGGCGCAAAAACAGCGCCACAGCCTGCCCAGCCTGCACAGTAAACCGGCGCTTTACAGCCTGCACAGCCTGCACCATTATAGTGCGACAGCCTGCACCGTTCTGGTGCGTCTGCACCGCTTTGGTGCGTCACTGCCCTACCCTGCTTTAAAGGCCCGGGGAGGGGCTACAGGACTTTAATATTATTATAGTACCTACACAGACTTGCAAGAGGGCAAAATAGAACTTAAAAGCTATAAAAAAGAGCGTTTTTATAACTTTTATGTGATATATCAAGCTTTTGATTCTACAAAGAATGTTATATTATAACGCTCTATGCAGGATCTATGCCAAATTGGTTGACTTTGCACTGTTTTTGTGCTAGACTATGAAGCCTATGGATAAAACGGTGTAGTTCCATGACTGAAACAGTAAAAAGAGGCCCGGGTAGGCCTAAAAAGGGCGAAGTTGTTGCTAAAAAAGAAGGCAACAGAGGTGTTAGAGGTCGTCCTCCCGGTGATGCCGCTATTATTAATGAATACAAAGCAAGAATGTTAGCATCTCCTAAGTCTGGTAAAGTCATGGATGCGATATTTAATGCGGCGTTGGATGATGAGCATAAAAATCAAGCGGCGGCTTGGAAGTTGCTGATGGATAGGATGTTACCTGTTAGCTACTTTGAGAAAGACAAGATGTCACAGGGCAAGAACAGTGTCTCTATCACTATTACCGGTGTTGGTACACAAGCCTCTGTGCAGAACGATGATGACATTATCGATATTGAACCGGTGGAATCGGATGACTGAAGAGCTGTTTGAACAGATTAAACTAGATTTAACAAAGCATGAAGGCTGTAAAACTGATGTGTATCTTTGTTCGGAAGGAATCCCTACCGCTGGCATAGGTCATGCACTGTTAGGTGATGAAGAGCTTCCTGTTGGTACTACAGTGTCGATGGAACAGGTGTTAGATTGGTTCAAAGAAGACTGTGAAGAAGCTTTATCAGATGCAAGAGCTTTGTTTTTAAACTTTGATTCTTTACCAGATCAAGTAAAACGAGTGTTAGTCAATATGGCGTTTAACCTTGGACGCTCTCGTTTAGGGAAGTTTAAAAATTTAATTAGAGCTGTTAATGAAGGGAACTGGGTTAAAGCCGCTGATGAGATGGTAGACTCTCGTTGGTACAACCAAGTTGGTAATCGCTCTGTAGAGTTAGAGAACTGGATGAGAAATGTCTGAGATAGAAAAAAATATTCTACTTAACAAATTAGGCGCTGGTATTCGAAATCGTGCAAGACAGCGCATGACAGGCGAACAGTATCGTAAAGGAATTCAAACATTACAAAAAGAAAATCCTAGTTTGTTTGCTCAAGTGCAAGAAGAGAATACCAAAGCTCAGACTGAACTGCTTAATAAACTACAATTTGACTTTGAACCTTTAATACCCGGCCTTGATGAAAAATTAGCAGAGGAAGCAATCTATAACATATCAATCCCTTATGGGGATGAGACATCTGATATAGGGGATATTAGTACGTTTAGAGGATTTGTTGATCCTAAAGAACCAAACAAAGGCTATGTAGGAGGCCCTACTAGCGAAGAAGACATGCAGTCTGTATTAAATACAGCATTACATGAGGCATTGCATTTAGTCGATGTAACAGCTCCCGGAAGAATATCACATAAAACAGCAAAAGATAAACGAGTCGATCCAGAAGTATTAGCACGTTCGTTTGATATGGTAAGGGCGTTTTTAACAGATGACGAAGCTCTAATGAATAAAACAAAAAAGAAAGCTAAGCAGAGCTTAAAGTACGGTATCGGTGATAGCTATTTAGTTAGTGTTGCTTTACGTTCCTTGCCTCAGCTATTTAAAATGGGAGCTATTCAGATTCCAGAAGACAGTATACCTACGATACAACAAGCGCTCACTGAGCTAGATAAAGATGAACAAGGGTTTGTTGACTGGATTATAGGGGATAGACCTGAAAAGCTCAAACAAATTGGATATAGAGCTTCTGAGTTAAGCCCTATTGATTACAACAAAGAAGTGATTGCAAGATTAATTAAATTAGCCCCAGCTTTGACTACTTTGCCAAGAAATTTAGGCTCTGGTGAGTATGAATGGAGTATAGACCGTACTGGGTTTGAAAACGAACTGTTGAATGACTGAACTCAAAGTAGAGCTGTTACCGTGGCAACAAGAAGTATTTGATAGCCCAGTACGATTTAAGATTGTTGCGGCTGGGCGAAGAACTGGTAAAAGCCGATTAGCGGCATGGATGCTAATTATTAATGCACTGCAGACTGATAGAGGGCATGTATTCTATGTTGCCCCTACACAGGGTCAAGCACGTGACATTATGTGGAACACTTTGTTAGAACTTGGTAACCCTGTTGTTACATCGTCTCATGTCAACAACATGCAAATCAAGCTCATCAATGGAGCTACGATTAGCTTAAAAGGCGCTGACAGACCAGAGACGATGCGTGGTGTCTCTCTGAAGTTCCTTGTGTTGGATGAATACGCAGACATGAAACCGTCTGTATGGGAAACTGTACTACGCCCTGCACTGGCTGACCAGAAGGGATCTGCGATGTTCATTGGGACACCGCTAGGACGTAACCACTTTTACGAGCTGTATAAGTATGGTGAGTTGTCTGATGACCCGACATACAAGGCATGGCACTTTACCAGTTATGATAATCCCCTACTAGACCCAGAGGAGATTAACACTGCAAAGCAAAGTATGTCGAGCTATGCATTCCGTCAGGAGTTTATGGCGAGCTTTGAAGCACTTGGTTCAGAGATCTTCAAAGAGGACTGGATTAAGTTCACTGATGAAGAACCTAGTGATGGTGAGTATTACATCGCTGTTGACTTGGCGGGTTTTGCTGATGTGGCTGGTAAAGCTACCGGTAAAAATGCAAAGTTGGACAAAACAGCGATTGCGATTGTTAAAGCGAATACTGACGGTTGGTATGTCGCTGACATTGTCTATGGGCGTTGGGACATCAAGAAAACAGCCCGTAAGATATTTGAAGCTGTACGGGAATATGAACCAGTCGCTGTAGGGATTGAAAAAGGTGCATTGCGTAACGCAGTGTTGCCATACCTGACAGATTTAATGAAATCCGGGCAGAGATTCTTCAGAGTGGAAGAGTTGACGCACGGTAACAAGAAGAAGACAGATCGTATCGTGTGGGCGTTACAAGGACGTTTCGAACACGGGAATATTCATCTGGCAGAAGGGGAATGGAATACAGAGTTCTTAGATGAACTATTCCAGTTTCCTAATCCGTTAGTGCATGACGATTTAGTTGATGCACTGGCATATATTGATCAACTTGCTAAGGTTAGCTATTACGTTGACTTTGAGGAAGAAGAGTTTGAATTTATTGATCCAATCGCAGGGTACTAAATATGGATTATGAAAATCGTTCACTAATGTTAGCTGGCCTAGAAAACTGGGTGATGAACAAATGCGATCAGTGGCGTGACCACTATGAAGCAAACTATGAATCAAAGTTTGATGAGTATTATAGACTGTGGCGTGGTATCTGGGATCCTTCAGATAAAATGCGAGAGTCAGAGCGTTCACGACTGATCAGCCCTGCATTGCAACAAGCGGTAGAGTCTGCTGTTGCTGAAGTGGAAGAAGCGACATTTGGGCGTGGTGTTTGGTTTGATATTAAAGATGACTTAGGTGATCAAAACCCTGTAGATGTCCAACAGCTCCGTCAGCAATTAGCAGAGGACTTTCAGAAAACACAGGTACGTAAAGCTGTTGCAGAGTGTGTATTGAATGCGGCTATCTTTGGTACAGGGATGGGCGAGATTGTACTGACTGAAAAGAAAGAGATGCGTCCAGCAACACAGCCTGTACTCGATGGTGCTATGGCGGCTTACGGTGTGATGGAAACAGATCGCTATGTTGTAAAGCTACGCCCTATCTTGCCACAGAACTTCCTCATTGATCCTGTAGCAACCTCCGTTGAAGAAGCACTAGGTGTGGCGATTGACGAGTTTGTACCCCGTCATCTCGTGCAGGACGGTATTGAAGCCGGTATCTACCGCAACATTACATTAGAGAATACCTATACTGACGTAGATTTAGAAGCAGACAAGCAGTTAGTGATGTACGATGAAGACAAGATTCGTCTCACAAAATACTACGGCTTAATCCCATCAGAGTTATACGTTGAGGCAATCTCTGAAGGATTGTCGGAAGAAGAAATCGAAGATCTGGATACACCAGACACAGAGTATGTCGAAGCAATTGTTGTTTTGGCTAACGGCGGTCAACTGTTAAAGGTTGAAGAAAACCCCTACATGATGAAAGATCGCCCTGTTGTTGCATTTCCTTGGGACGTTGTACCGGGTCGCTTCTGGGGTCGAGGTATTTGTGAAAAAGGCTACAACGCACAGAAAGCGTTAGACACTGAACTCAGAGCTAGAATTGATGCGCTTGCGCTTACTGTACACCCTATGCTTGCTGTTGATGCTTCACGCCTACCTCGTGGAGCAAAAATGGAAATTAGACCCGGCAAGACCATCCTTACGAATGGCAATCCCGCAGAGATCTTACAACCCTTCAAGTTCGGGGCGTTGGATGGGAACACCTTTAATCAAGCATCCGCTTTGCAACAAATGGTTCAGATGGCAACCGGTGCTATTGATGCCGCAGGAATCCCCGGATCAATCAACGGCGACTCAACAGCCGCTGGCATCTCAATGAGCCTTGGAGCGATCATCAAGCGTCATAAGCGTACCCTGATCAACTTCCAAGAAGCTTTCTTACTTCCGTTCGTTGAGAAAGCCGCATATCGTTACATGCAGTTTGATCCTGAGCTATATCCTGTACAAGACTACAAGTTTGTTGCATCAAGCTCATTAGGCATCATCGCTCGTGAATATGAAGTCACACAACTTGTACAGCTTCTACAAACGATGGGGCAAGACTCACCGATGTATCCGATGTTGATTGAGTCTATCGTAGATAACATGAACCTGTCGAATCGTGAAGCAATCATCGAAGGGCTTCGTCAGGCGAATCAGCCTAACCCAGAAGAGCAACAAATGGCTCAACAGGCTCAACAGATGCAAATGGCTACACAGCAAGCTCAGTTAGATCTCTACACTGCTCAGGCAACTGAAGCAATGGCGAGAGCTAGAAAGAATGCTGTAGATACTCAATTCACCGCTTACGAGGCTGAAACAGATCGATTAAAAGTTCTAGTTACAAACCTTGAACCCGGTGATGAGGATGAAAAGGAATTTCAACGGAGAGTGAAGATGGCAGAGTTGCTGTTAAAGGAACGTGCTATCGCCTCCGATGAAAAAATTGTCGATAAACAAATGAGGGAAAATAATCAATGATTACCCAACATGATATGAATAAAATTTTAAAAGAACTGAACTCAGTGTTAGAAACAATTAACAATCGCTTAACGGCGTTAGAAGAGCAATCTAACAAGCCTAGTGCGACTGCAAAGAAGAAAGAACCTGTACAGTCTTGACTTTTGGCATAATTTATGCTAGAATAAACTATATAGACAACGCACCATCAAGGAGAATGTGTTGACCAAAGAAGACGAAAAGTATTACGAACGATACTTTGATCTGTTTGTTCAGCCCGGTTGGAAACAGCTTTTAACAGATCTAACAGAAAGTTTAAACTCTTACCGAATAGAGGATATTAAAGACGAAGCCTCGTTGAATCTGGTAAAGGGTGAAAGAGCAGTTCTTCATAGACTAATCAATTTTGAAACCTCTATGAAAGAAACATACGATATGATTTTGGAGTCAGAACGTGTTGAAACGGTTTGATTTCAAATGCACAGAATGTAATCACATTGAAGAACAGTGGGTAGACTCTGAGGATAAACTAGCCACCTGTTATGAATGTGGACATACCGCCGTGAGGATAATCTCTCCGATCCGAACACATTACAAAGGCTCCGGTTGGCCGGACGCTGATGACAAGTGGGCTAAGGATCACGAAAGAGCCGCACGTAAATAATCACTTCCATAATGCTTTAACAGCACGGAGTAATAATATGGCAAAACTACTTGAGCGTTCTACAGAGGACGACAACGAAGAGTATGCAACACTTGAGCAACCTGAAGAGGTCGCTGACGAAGTTCCTGAACAACCTGAAGAGGTAACTGAGCAGGAAGACGAAATTCCAGACAAATACAAGAACAAGTCTATTCAAGAGATTGTTCAGATGCACCAAGAAGCTGAAAAGCTTGTCGGTCGTCAAAGTTCTGAAGTTGGTGAGTTGCGTAAAATCGTTGATGACTTTGTTAAAACACAACTTGAGACACAAAAACAAAGCCCACAAGCACAGCAGGATGATAATGAAGACATTGATTTCTTCTACGATCCTGAGCAGGCTGTTAGAAAGGTAATTGACAGTCATCCGAAGATTAAAGAAGCTGAGGAATATACCAGACAAGCGAAGCAAGCATCAATCATCGGTAAGATTGAGCAGAAACATCCAGACTTCAAAGATATCGTCAATGACGAAGCATTTGCAGAATGGGTTAAAGCTTCAAAAGTCAGGACAGAACTTTACATTCGGGCTGACCAACAATTTGACTTTGACAGTGCTGATGAGCTTCTAAGCCTCTGGAAAGAGCGCAGACAAGCTGTATCAAACACTGCAGATCTGAATAAAGCAGATCGTCAACGTCAGGCGAGAGCCGCCTCTACCGGGACTGCAAAGGGATCTGGCGAAGCGCCAAGTCGAAAGATCTATCGCCGTGCTGATATTATTGAACTCATGCAGAAAGACCCTAAACGGTATAATGCGATGTCTGATGAAATCATGGCCGCATACGCAGAGGGTCGTGTTAAATAACCTAAAGCATTAAGGAGCTTTAAAAATGGCACTTGGTACTAACCATGTCACCAATACTACTGGGGCTACTTTCATCCCAGAGATTTGGAGTGACGAAATTGTAGCGGCATACGAGAAATCACTCGTACTTGCCAATCTTGTAAACCGCATGCCTATGACTGGCAAGAAAGGCGATACACTTCATATCCCTAAGCCTACTCGTGGCGATGCATCTGCTAAGACTGCTGAAGCTCAGGTCACCCTGATTGCGGCAACTGAGTCAGAAGTACAAGTCTCTATCGACAAGCACTATGAATACTCACGCTTGATCGAAGACATCACTGATGTACAGGCGCTTGCGTCATTGCGTCAGTTCTACACTTCAGACGCAGGCTATGCACTTGCAAAGCAGGTCGATACTGACCTCTTTACACTTGGTAAGCGTCTTGGAGACGACAACGGTTCTGGTTCCGACTGGATTCACAGCAACTCATTCTACATGGATGCTTCTACAGGCCTCACAGCCTATGCAGTAGACACTGTAGTTCCTGCTGACATTTTCTCAGATGCAGGTTTCCGTGGCGCTGTCAAGCAGTTAGACGACAACGATGTTCCTATGGACAATCGTTTCCTCGTTGTACCACCTTCAGTCGTTCAGACTATCCGTGGTATCGACCGTTACAACTCTTCAGACTTCGTATCTGGACAGCCTGTAGCAAATGGAAACATTGGATCACTTTACGGTATCCAAATCTATGTTTCTACTAACTGCCCTGTTACTGAAACAGCCGCTGAAAACGGCGCTACTGGTGGTGGCGAGTTGAAGGCAGGTATCCTTGGTCACAAAGATGCTATGGTCTTCGCAGAGCAAATGGGTGTTCGCACTCAAACTCAGTACAAGCAAGAATACTTGGGTGATCTGTTCACTGCAGACACACTCTACGGTATTCAGGTATTGCGTCCTGAGTCAGCTTTGGCATTGATCTTCAACGCCTAAGCCCTACTGGGGAGTCTATTCAGGCTCCCCTTTCTTATTCTAATCTGGAGAGACTACATTGGCTATCTTTCGTGGTACAGGTGGTGCAGGTGACGCTAGCGCAAATGTCACAATCAACCAAGTTACAGAGAAAGCATTAGAGGCAGAAGCCTCAGCAACCAGTGCCGCCTCTTCAGCCGCAGAAGCTCTTGCTTCTAAAAACGCTACACTCGAGTTCGGAGATGAAGTCAGTGTCAGCGCAACCACACTTTCTGAAGGATCGAGTGCTACAGTCTCTTATAATTCTGAGACGTATGCAATCTCCTTTGGTATCCCTACAGGTGCTACAGGCGCAACTGGCCCTCAAGGTGAGCAGGGAATTCAAGGTATCCAAGGCATCCAAGGTGAAAAGGGTGACACAGGCGATACTGGCCCACAAGGAATCCAAGGCGAAACAGGGCCACAAGGGCCACAAGGCATTCAAGGAATACAAGGCGAGACTGGTGATACTGGAGCTACTGGGCCACAGGGTGAACAAGGCTTACAGGGTATTCAAGGTATCCAAGGTGAAACTGGCCCCGCAGGCGCAGATGGTGCTGACGGTGTAGGTATTCCCGCAGGCGGTACTTCAGGTCAACTTTTAGTCAAAGCATCAGGCACTGATTACGATACAACATGGGCAGATGACAACGCTCTTGCATTTGCAATCGCACTAGGATAGGACAATGGCAAACACGTTCAAGAATTACACATCGGCATCTGTAGGCACATCACCTGTGACGGTCTACACAGTGCCATCAGCAACCACTGCGGTTGTCATCGGGTGCAACGTAGCAAACCGCACAGCATCGTCCATTACTGTAGATGTACAGCTAGGGTCTACCTACATCGTTAAAGGCGCACCAGTGCCTGCAGGATCAGCCCTGAGCGTACTGGACGGTAAGATCATTGCAGAGACTACAGAGACTATTGTGGTGACATCTGATACCGCAAGCAGTGCTGACGTAATCCTGAGTGTACTGGAGCAAAGCTAATGGCAGGTTACATTGGTAAGTCACAGAGCGTAGTCTTAACAAACGAGAGTGATACGCTTGATGATGTTACTGCTCGTGGAGCTACGACAACCAACAACATAGATGTTGGCACAGTCACTGCGGATGGGTTGACTGTTGATACAAATACACTTCACGTTGATGCTACAAATAATCGTGTAGGGATTGGTACGACTAGTCCAGACCATTTATTAACAATTTCTGCAACAACTAGTCCGGTGCTTGAACTAGAGCAAACTTCAGGCGGGCCGTACAAAACAAACATTGTTCTCAACGGTAATGACACAGAATTTCGTGGAAGTAGTGGAAATATTGAGTTTTTTACTGGTAGCAACGATGGAGCATCTTCAACAGAACGTATGCGCATCGACGCCAGTGGTAGAGTAGGTATTGGAGGTGCAAGTGGTAAAGCGTGGATTAGTTCAGACGCTAACGTAGGTTATTTTGGTGGTGATTCTGGGCAAGCAAACCATATATCTTTTTATGATGCTTTAGACCTTGTTCGTATTTATACCGCAGGTTCAGAACGCCTCCGAATCGACTCCAGTGGCAACCTCAAATTCAACTCCGGCTACGGCTCAGTCGCCACAGCGTATGGCTGTCGTGCGTGGATTCAATTTAATATGAGTACCAGAGCAATAGCAAATTCTGGTGGCGTAACTAGTATCACTGATATTGCTGTTGGTCATTTCAGAGTTAATCTTTCTACTGCAACTCCTGACGCTAATTACTCAGTGCAAGTATCTGATAACTATGGACTGCCGTTTACTGAAACTTACACCACAAGCAATTTTAGAGTCAAAGCATACAACTCAAACTTTGCACTGCGTGATTCGACTTTGTATATGGCCGCAATGTTTAGGTAGGAAAAAAGATGGCTCAACAAATTATTTACAAAACAGATGAAGGCGGTGTAGCAGTGATTATCCCAACGGATGAAGCATTGCAGTCTCACACCATTGAAGAAATCGCAGAGAAAGATGTTCCGGCAGGAAAGCCATACAAGATCGTCTCAGTGGATGACATTCCATCAGACCGCACTTTCCGCAATGCGTGGGAAGCAGACGAGTCAACACTGACTGATGGCACTGGTGGCGAATACGATATGTTTATCACTGACCCTGCACATCCTGACTATGTGGAGCCAACAGAATGATTACAGTGAATATGGACAAGGCACGAGAGATCAAGAAAGACATGATCCGTGCTGAACGCAACCCAAAGCTAGCCGCATTAGATGTTGAGTTTATGCGAGCAGTAGAAGCAGGCGACACAGAAGCACAGGCTACCATTGCGGCACAGAAGCAAGCACTACGAGACGCTACAGACGATCCTGCTATCGCAAGTGCTACAACACCAGATGAATTAAAAGCTGTTGTACCTACAGCATTGGCGGAGTAAGAAATGTCAGGTTACATCGGTAACATCCCAGTCCCACAGGCTACCCAGACACGGGACAACTTCACAGCCACTGCAAGCCAGACTACCTTTACTACCTCTGGGTACACTCCGGGTTACCTTGACGTATACCTCAACGGTGTACACCTAGACCCTACAGACTACACAGCCACTAACGGCACTGATGTGGTGTTGGCTACTGGAGCGACTGCAGGTGACGTACTATCAGTGGTGGCATTCACTACCTTTGAACTAGCAGGCCCGGCGGGTGCGGGATACTTCCTTGGTGAGAATGGTGCTACAGGCGACACTACGAATGGCCTAGGTGATATCTTCAGAGCGCATGAGGATGCACTAGACACTGCTGTAACGATCCCTGCTAACACGAATGCGATGGCGGCAGGGCCACTGACATTGAACGCCGCAGTGACTGTCAACGGCACACTGACGATTGTATAAGGAACTGAGATGGCTTCAGAGCTAATCGTACAAACACTCAAGGGGCCAACTAGCGGGGCCAATGCGAACAAGATTCTGTTGGGGTCTGGTCAGGAACTTTATGCACCCGGTCATGTGATTCAGGTTGTTGAAGAAAGGTTTGGCACAACGCAACAAGATTTTACTGGTACAGCGTGGGCTGATTTTATGTCAGCATCAATAACACCTTCTTCAACATCAAGTAAGGTTCTTGTTCAGTTTAATATAGCGGGAATATATAACAATAATACTGCCTCTCACGGATTGCGAGTAAGAATTAACAGAGATTCTGGAGATATGATTAGTCAAACACACGCTTATGTTAATTATCTTGGAACAAATGTGTCATTGATTGGTGATTGCTCACACGGCTTGTTAGATGCACCTACAACAACATCACAAGTAACATATGCTCTTCAAGTTTCCGCCACAACAGCTAATTTAATAAGGCTAAATGCTAATCTTGGTGATGTTAGTAGAATTTTATTAATGGAGATCGCAGGATGACAACACTCTATGTAGACAACATCGCCCCGAATCTCCAGAGTAAGATCAGTGCGCCTAACCTTCAGCTTCCTAGTGGGAGTGTGATTCAGGTTGTGGAGGCAAGTACATACACCATCACAACTACTACTGGCACTTCTTTTGTAGACTCAAATATAGAGGCCACAATTACACCGTCTTCAACATCTAATAAAATATTAGTTTGGGCTTCAACTACAGTCGGTAAAAACGCTAATACATATCTTGCATTTCGGTTTACAAGGAATGGCACTTCTTTAGGCTATTTGGGTGACCTATTGCAATTTACAAGTGATAGTAGTTGGTCTGCTACCCAAGCTAGTTTTATGCAAATAGATAGTCCAAATTCGACATCTGCATTAACGTACAAATTGCAGTTTGCAAACGAGGGCAATGCAGGTACAGCTTATACACAAGTTGATGCAAGTGGCGATAGTGAACGTGGGCGTGGGCAAATTATCTTAATGGAGATCGCAGGATGAGCAGTATTATCAAAGTAGATACCATCCAGACTGCGGCAGGTGGTACGCCAACAGCGGCTGACTTGGGGATCAATACGACAGGTAGTGTGTTGCAGGTTGTTCAGGATACTCAAACAACACAGGTTGTTGTGTCTGCTACATCTTTTATAGCATCTCCCTTGTCTGCGACGATAACTCCCTCTGCTACTTCATCAAAAATATTAGCAGTAGTTTCGTATCATGGCGGTCCTGTTAACAGTAGTGCGGCAGATGCAAACGCTACTTTTGCGCTTTCAAGGGACGCCGGTTCTACTTATTTAGCTTTTAATGGAATTCGTGGATATGATTATGGCGGAAGCGGAACAATCGTGTTTACCACAAATACTATGGTGTACTTGGACTCTCCATCATCGACATCATCTTTAACTTACACCGTATACCATAAGAAAAATGACGGTAACTCTTTGTATTTATGTCCTAACGACTTAGACAACAGAGACACTCTGTCGTCAATCACCCTAATGGAAATCGCAGGCTAAAGGAGAAACACATGAAGGTCTGTGCAAAATGCAACATAGAGAAATCTACAGATGCGTTTAGCGTAGAGCTTTATAGATCGGGTCACTTGAAGCCGTACTGCAAGCAGTGTTGTGCAGAGTACGCAAAGCAGTACCGCAAAGACAACAAAGAGCGTGTAGCGCAATACAAGGCTAGTATCAAAGATCGTACATCTAAGTACAATAGGCAATACAAGCAAGACAACCTAGCGGCGGTTGCAAAGAACGAAGCAAAGCGCAGAGCCAATAAACTAAACGCAACACCTGCGTGGCTCACAGAAGACGATAACTTTATCTTCAATGAGGTGTACGAAATGGCGAGAATACGGAGTGAAAATACAGGTGTACAACACCACGTTGATCACATCGTACCTCTACAAGGAATTGAGGCCAATGGGCTTCATGTTTGGTGGAATTTGCAGATCATCCCTGCAAGTGAAAACTTGAGTAAAAGCAACAAACTTTAGGAGAATATTATGGCTAGTGTATCACAGGCACTGTCTGAACTAGGCATCACAGAATGGGTTCTCCGTGGAGAGCCTACAACAGAGGCAGAGTTCAACGAAATGTTCCGCAAGGTCACTGGAGCAGACGCTAATGGTTCAGCCATTGAGTCAGCTAACTCAGCAGACTGGGGCGTAACGTGGACTGAAGTTTCAGCCAAGGTCACTGAACTCACAGCGGCAGAGCCTATGAAGGCATTGCGTGAAGAGCGTAACCGCCGTATTGCTGAGACAGACTGGTGGGCATCTTCTGATCTGACCATGACTGCTGAGCAAACTGCATACCGTCAGGCACTGCGTGATATCACAGACAGCGCAACTTCTTTAGATGACGTAACTTGGCCTACAAAGCCGGAGTAAGAGATGACTCGTGCAAGAGACTTAGCCAACTTATTAGATGCGACTGGTGACGTAGTAGCAGATGCGTTAGATAACGCTCCGCCATCACAAGGCAAGAATCTCATTCTGAACGGTGCGATGCAGGTTGCACAGCGTGGGACGAGTGCTGTTGACCCAAATGCATCATATGAATACCCAGTAGATCGACACAGAGTTTATGCTCAGGCTTCTGGTGATTTAACAGCACAACAAAGTACAGATGCGCCTTCAGGATTTAAAAACTCCTTGTCAGTTACATCTTCTGCGGCAACAACGCCATCAGCATCAGACATTTATCTTTATAACTATTCTTTTGAAGGCCAAGATGTTTCAAGTATTGGCTTTGGTACAGCATCGACTAGGGATTTTACATTATCGTTCTATGTTAAATCGTCTTTGACAGGTACATTCACGGGGACATTTAGGAACGGAGCAACAGTAACGCACACTTATGGTTTTTCGTATACCATTAACTCTGCAAACACTTGGGAGCGCAAAACAATAACAATATCCCAAGCGGACACATCTGCTATCAGTTTTGCCGATGATAATAGATTAGGTCTTTCTTTGTCTTTAGACTTAGGATGTGGATCAACATACCAAGCCGCATCAACAGGATCATGGTTGTCAGGAAATGACCTAGCAGTTACTGGTGGCACTCAGTTGATTGGAACTTCTGGAGCAACTTGGCAAATCACCGGAGTCCAACTAGAAGTCGGCTCTGTTGCCACACCATTTGAACACCGCAGTTACGGTGAGGAGCTTGCGTTGTGTCAGAGGTATTATTGGCGATTAGCGGCTGATGATAGTCCAGACGTTC